ACTCTGGCAAATTCTTGACGGCGTCAAACCATGCTTCTGATAGATTTTCTTTGTTGACATGGCTTGAATGGAAGATTGGCGTGCATCCTGCCTTTTCTGCAAAGTCTACCCACCAAGCTCCCCAAACCGGCAGGCCTACCATGATCATCTTGGGGGATGGACCAGATCTAAGACGGCCAAGAGTTTTCTGCGCTACTTCTTCAGATAGAGTCTGACATTCATCAATCAAGGCAAGACCGGAAGTTATGTTTAAGCCTTCTAGTGGATTGTGCGTAGCGTCTCTTGTGCCTGGTCTAAAATAGGATCTGCACCAGACCACATGACCATTTGGAGCGGTCCATTTGCCTTCTTGCTGATGATAAATCCATCCATAAGGCACAAGCCACTTCTCCAATTCTGGACCTAAAACGCTTCTATAGCGTGGAGCGGTATCAGTCACTAAAAGGGATGACTTATTGGGATGGATGCTTGACCAGGTCCACAACGCAAAGACTAGAGCGGAAGTTTTGCCACTACCCCAGCCAGCACGAACGGCGATAAAAGGCTCGCCAGAATAGAGGAGTTGATCAATTAAATCGATTTGTAGCGGATTTAATTTAAGCTCAATATCAATCTTCTTCATCGCTTTGATCTTCTATCTCTGGCAGGTCATGTTTGATTTCAATCGCTTTGCCATGCTTCTCTTTTTGCACTTGCTGGATGACATTGATGATCACCTTACTATCATCTCCCTTTGTGTTCATGTCGATAGTCTGCTTCTCTCCAAACTCTAGAGGAAACTTTCGAGCGAGTAACCACTGGGAGGCACGCACATCATTTTCAGAATGGCGCTGGATGTTTTGAAGGTGCTTGATCTTCAATGAAATTTCAGCTCGCTTGATGTCTGCCACTAGATCCGGATCATTCTTCATCCATCCGTTCCATGTGCTATAGGCAATTCCTACAAGAGATAAAGCATCAGTTTGAGAAAGGCCTTGAGAGATAAAATCAAGTACTTGCTCGGTTGAGATTAGTCTCTTTCTCTTTGCGATTTCAGCCTTGTCTTCTTCTGGCTTTTTTGTGAGTGCATTGCTATTTTTGCCGGCCTTAGAATCAACCGTATCACTTTTCACGGCTGATTTATTGGCTGTTGTTGGCGCTTTACTCTTTGCCATGATCTAGCTCCTTAATGATTTTAGTAGTGATTTTCTCAATAGCGTCATCATCATCGATAGACAAGACTTGATCAAGATCAGATCGATTGAGACCATCGAGCATGAGTTTTTCCGCCAGTTTTGAGACCTTGATGGATCTTCTATCACTGAAGGCGTCGAGCAGGCTGATCAGCTTTGTTGACACATAGAGATTGAGGATTGACTTTCTATCTTTGATCTTCATAGAAAAATAATCTCACTGGCTAGAAGCTTGACATAGGTTTTCCCCTCATGCTGATTGATCTGGATCTTGCCGATAACGGTGACCTTATCTCCCTTTTTGAGTTGAGTTGATACCAGATTGGCAAGACTCCCCCAGCATTCGCAATTAAACCATGTTACTTGATCTTGATCTTTATAGCGTTCAGAATAGGCAACTGAAAAAGTGGCAAGATCTTTTTCGCCAATTTTTTTGATTTGTGGATCAGCGCCAACTCGGCCGATAATGTGCATTTTATTGAGCATGTTTTAGTACTCTCTTTGTTTGGTGGAGGTTATCCACTGCTGAAATGTAAAGGAAACGATAAAAAGAATTTGCTAGTTTGACCAGCTCAGTCTCTGGATCTTTGGCACTGGTGACTCTTCTCAAAAGGTTGCGATTGCGAATGATCTTCATGCAGATGGTCACCATCTTTTCAACCAGATAGTGCAATGAAATCGTCTTGTTGCCTAGCTTTAGATCAAAATTCTCTTTTGTAAATTCGTAGTCATCGATGACAACTTGCAGATAAAGGCCACTTAATGGAGACTTTATGATAAATCCGTTGTCAGTTGCCTGATATGTATAGCCAACTCTTCCCTTCATCACATAAAGAGACTGAAAGAAGCTATGAAGAGAAATTGCATTATCTTTGAATGCAGTCATTGAGGTTTCAATATGCATCATTTTTTTACTCTCAATTGATCATAAATATTTTTGATTTGCTTGATGTCTTCGGCTGTTTTTTGACCGGATAGGTCTTTAATTCGATCTTCCAATTCCTGCTCAAAAACGAATTGCTTTTCAAGATCTTCCCCATGTTTTTTGACCATATCTGAAAAGATGTCGCTGATGCAGATCTTCAAGGCTGCTGCAATATCTGGCGCTTCGATTTTAAACATAGCATCGACGATTGACTCAAGACTGATAAGACGATTGATTAAGTTAGTATTCAACATAAACTTTCTCCTGTTGTGTGTTATTATATAAACACATTAACAACAATTATTATATAATAATATATAATATTTTTAAGGAGCACATTATGAAAATAAATGTGAGTGATGGATTTGTGGAGTTGATTGACCACATGGGGGATGATCTGGCAATTGTCAACGCCGCTCGTGTCTCTTATGCCGGAGAGAGTAAAGATTGGTCTGATAGGGATGAGAAACTTTTGAGATATCTTTGGGAGCACAATCATTCATCTCCCTTTAGACATGGCAGTGTGAAGTTTAGGATTAAAGCGCCGATCTTTGTTTTGAGGCAGTGGATGAAGCATCAAGTCGGCTGTGCATGGAATGAGCAATCAGCAAGATACACCGAGATTAAAGAGAGTTTCTTTTATCCGGATTGCTTTAGACTGCAAGACACTAAAAACAAGCAATCGTCTATTGGCCAACTAGATGATGAAAAAGAAGATCAAGCGTTGACTCTTTTTGTTGAAAGCTATCAAGTTGCATACAGCAATTATTTGCGTTTACTTGATATGGGAGTTTGCAGGGAGCAGGCAAGAATTATTTTGCCAGTTGGCACTTATAGCGAATGCATTTGGAGCGCTAGCACTCAGGCAGTGATGCACTTTTTAAAGCTGCGTTTAGACAGTCATGCACAATTTGAGATGCAGGAATTTGCCAAAGCAGTGTATGATATAGCATCAACAATTTTTCCCAAGACGATGGAGCTTATCAATGCAATGCCTAAGATGTCAGAATGAAATCCGATCAAGCCTAGCTGGATCTAGTATAGAATATCATTATTGTAAAAACTGCCGAGCAATCCTCGATCAAAACGCAATCGTATTATCTTTTGATGATGTCGATTATTCTTATGAGTGGGATGATATAACAAAGAGTGAGGATGAAGATGACTAGTTATTTTGAAATTTGCTGGATTGTGATGGGATTGATAGTGAATCCTAGTCGGTCTCCTCATAGTACTGGATGGAGCAAACTGATTGCCAAATCCATCCCCGCCAGAATGGATCAGTGTTTGCATGTAGCCAAAGCCGCAGACAAGTTTGAAATCGATCCATATCTCATGATTGCTCTAGCCTACTATGAAAGCCGGTTTGAAGCTGGCTTGACTTCATCAGCTGGAGCAAAAGGAGTGATGCAGGTAAAAAAACAATTTGTCGATTGTACTGGATGCAGTGAAATCGAGTATGGAATAAAGGCTTATCAAACATGGCTGATCAATAGTCAAGGGGATGTTTGTCTTGCTTTAGGCAGATACACAGTAGGCAATAAAGGCAAGTGCGGTAAAAGATCTAAAGCAATTCTCAAGTTGGCTGCTGATCTGGCCTGCTTTGCTTCCAAAGATGAGGATTGTCATGACTGCTAAAGATAAGGCCTTTTTAGATATGGCTGGGATAATGTCTAGTCTATCTCCATGCAATCGAGCAAAAGTTGGCGCCGTTATCGTTCGGGGGGATGTGCCAGTGGTATCATCTTTCAATGGCATTGCTAGAAAGCAGGCCGGCCTTTGTGGGGGAAATTGTTGCCTAAGAGATATAAATAAAATAGCAAGTGGATCAGAAAGCCAGATCGGTTGCCACCATGCTGAATTTAATGCAATTGCGAATGCTGCTAGATGTGGGATAGCCACTGAGGGATGTTCGATTTATGTTACGGCGCCACCTTGTTTGATGTGTGCGAAACTGATCCATCATGCTGGTATCAAGTCAGTGGTCTATGAAAACAACAGTGATAGATGGATCTCTACGGGGGAAGAGTATTTATCTATGAATGGAATTGATATCGTAAAGATGTAAATTGCCTGCCAAGGTGCTACGCATTCGATTGTTTTCATACTTCACAAAAAGGTCGCAGGCAAGATTTGAGCCGGTCGGTTTTAGTTTAGCGTATTTTGTGATTTCCATTTAACCAAATGACCGGCGATTTGTTGCCACTCCGAAGGTTCTACGCACTCAAACAATAGGTCTCTTCGCTTAGGATGGAGTTGGCAATGATTAAACAAATGGCTGACTTATTTGATTTCATATTTATTTTTTTGAGTGAGTGAAATTGTTGTGTTTAAAAAACACGCTTTAAATCGATTTAAATCACTCTTTGGCTGTGAAGGTATAGGCAAGTGATTTAAATCGTTTCTAGACGCTAAAATCAAGCATCCATTGAAAGAGTTTGCTAGCTCAATAAATTGATCAATTGTCAATTCAAATAATGGATTGAGTCTTGCAGCCATAAAATCATCAATGCAGATGATATCAAATTTTGATAGTAAATCACCGACGGAGGGAATTGGCTTATTTTCCGCTTTGGCTTTGTCATACTCCGATTTTCTCCATCGGTCCAGCTGGTCAAGAGTGCCATAAAAAAATCTTCCCACTTCATGAAGCCGGCCGGCGTAGCGTCTTTCTTCTGCGATACGCTTTAAAAGGCCAGTCATGAGGTGCGTCTTGCCTGATCCAGCTGGTCCAGTGATAAAGACCTTTAGATTTTGATCTTGAGTCATAGAGGTGAGGCCGATGATTTGATCTTGAGTAAGCTGGCTGGCATTGAAGTGATCCAGATACATGCTTCTATGATGATCAGTAAAATAACTGGCTGACAGCTGTCTAGATATGGCATTGATCCTAGATCTTTCTTTATCGTGCTGCGTAGCGTCTAAAAGAGAGTAGCATGTGCCATCATTGCGATTTGACCATTCAGCAGGAGGATCTTGAAAGTCTGCCATAAGACGGCCATCTTTCATCTTCATTTTATTTTCAATCAGTATCCACGCTTCGCTTTTTGAGCCGGTCTTTTCTTTTACGTAGTTTTCTTTTATTTCATTATTAGTTTCATTATTAGTTTCATTAGTTTCATATATATATGATCTTACTATTTTTGGTATGTCGATTATACCATTTTTGGTAGTTTCGATTATACCATTTTTGGTAGTTTCGATTATACCATTTTTGGTAGTTTCGATTATACCATTTTTGGTAGGATCCGCATTTATCGAGCCTGCAATCATGTTTTTAAAGTCAATCGTTCTCATCCAGTATCTTTCAACCGTTGAAGGCATGATAAAAAACTGAGTCTTGCTTATTCTTTTCTTCTTCTGGATCAATCCCAGTGCACAAAGCTGATCGATCGATCTTGTGATCATCCGCTCAGATACTCCTATTTCAGATGATAAATCGGCGTACGTGCATTCAAAAGACATGTCTTGACTCATGGATTCAAACTCATAAAACTCAAAAATCCGATACATCAAAGCAAATCCATGTGATACCGATTGCAGCAATGGACAGCGCATCAAATTGCCGATAATGAATTGAAAGTTGTCAAATCTTGCATTTTTTAGCTTCATCTTGCTTCTCCTTGATAAATATTTATTGACAAACAATAAGACACAATATACAAAAGTAAAAAATAATTTCAATCAAAAAAAACAAATGGAGAAATCATGACTAAAAAAATGTCTGTATTACTTTTAAAAACTGGCAAGACCGCCACAAAGATTGCTGAGGAAGCTGGCATCACTAGGATGAGACTCTATCAAATCATGAAAGATGATGCTCATGCACCTATGAAACTGGCACTTAAACTTGAGAAGTCAACAAAAATCTCTCATCAATTCTTCCTATACGCAGCGCCAACTTGTTATCAGTTTATCGGTGAAATCCTATGACTGCATATCAAACTTTTCAAAATCCAGAGGATGGCTACAACGAAGTCACTTTTGACTATATCATGAGCCAGTCATGGCAAGACATGAATTATGATCGCCAACTTTTGCTTCAAAGCCGAATTCGATTCGTTCTCACTCAATTGCTTTGGCCATCATCTATCACATCAACACAGCCTGATGGATCCTTGGCCTTCTCTTTGGAGCAACGCAGCGAAGCCGTTAAAATAATGATCTTCAAGATGATCCCAGATCCAAGGATTTTGATTGATCATACATGTATATGCTTATTTAATGTCTGCATCGAGCTAAGACAAAATCAAAGACCTATCAATTTTGAGAATGTCGTTGATGTCTATCAGCGTACTCATGAAGAGAGAAGAAAGACCTATAAGCAAAGTATGCTTGCGGAATATATTTGCAGTTGGATGGCTGAGAATTTGGATCCGTGCCACGTCTACTATGGAGGACCAGCCATGATTCATGTTGTTGAAGATCATATCAATAAAATCTATGATGATTTTATCAGCCTGAGACTATCCCAAATCTATCGTTATAAAGAAATTGCATTGGCGCACGGCTATTCTCTCAAAGAGTGCGATGACGTTTTTCTTGAGAACGAACGGAAGGTAAAAGATCTTAAGCCAAAGCCAAATATGGGATTATCTCAACAAGTGCAATCTCTGCTTGAGTCTATGAAGGATTTTAAGCAAGGCCTATCAAGTGGATTAAGAAATCTAGATAACATCACAAAAGGATGGAAAGACGGCTGCTTATATGTGGTAGCAGGTAGGCCTGCCATGGGTAAAACCGCCGTTTCCCTCACTTTCGCTTTAGCAGCAATGCAGGCACAACCGAATAAAAAAACTCTATTTTTTTCTCTAGAGATGCCAGATACTCAGCTGATTAAACGGCTGGCTAGTAACTGGAGTGGGATTTCTCAGACAATTTTTGATCAGCCTTTTGGCCAGTTAGCCAGTCACACACAAGACAAAATTGCTGAGACTCTCTTTGAAATCAAATCTATGCCTCTAGAGATTATTGACCGAGCAGCGCTATCTATAGATGAGATGAGATCTATATGTGACATCAAAAAGAGAAGCGAAGACGTTGGCTTGATTATCGTTGACTATCTTCAGCTTATGACATCTCCAGCCATGATCAGAGAGCAAGAGATTTCTCAAATCAGCAGGGGATTAAAGGCACTTGCCAAAGAGATGAGTTGTCCAGTGATTGCGCTAGCTCAGATCAATCGTGGAGTTGAGCAGCGAGCAAATAAAAGACCGCTATTGAGCGATCTTCGAGAGTCTGGCGCTATTGAGCAAGATGCAGATGTTGTGATGATGCTCTATAGAGAATATGCATATGACGAGCATGCATCTGAGACCGACATGGAGATCATAGTGACAAAAAATCGTCATGGAGAATGCAAAACTGCACACGTTGAATTTTTGGGAAGTTGTCAAAGAATTTCAGATAGACAGCACTTTTAAAAAATATTTTATCTTTTTTAATAATTTTTATTGACAATAACAAAATTTTATTTTACACTCCATCTATCAACAAAGACAAGTAAGTCAAACATGATCATCAAGATCAGAAAGAGAAATGCAAAATGCAAAGCTCAAACCTCTCCCCAGTCGATCAAATCCTAAACGCAACCAGCAGCCGCTTCAATGCAGAATTTGATTGTGGTGATGCCTTAGTTATTCCAACAAACGCAATGGCTTATGGCAAAGCACTTTTCAGAGTCACAGACAGCGAAATCCTTATGCTCGATGCAGATGGCAATGTTTGGGATGAATACGATATGCCAGAAGATGGCGATGTTGTTGAATGTGTAAAATCCCTTCTCTCCTCAGTAGGTTTCTAAACCTCTAAAAAAAAGAAAGCAGAAAAAAATGTACTTAAATCTCTCTCCAGTTGATCAAATCCTAAACGCAACCAGCAGCAAATTTGATGCCGAATTGAATGGCTGTGACGCATTAGTCATCCCAACAACTCCATTCACATATGGCAGACCATTGTTTAGAGTGACAGACGCAGAAATCTTTATGCTTAGAGAAGATGGAAGCATCTGGGATGAATACGATATGCCAGAAGATGGCGATGTCGTATCTGAAATTGTCAAACTCATGTCAAGCATTGGCTTATAAACCTAAAACACAAAGGATCAAAAAAGATGAAAAACCGTTCTCCAGAATGTGGATTATTCCCAATCGTAGCAAGACCAGTGGCAAAGAAAAGTGCTCTAAGAGACTTTATTGAAACCGTCTTGGCTTATCTCTTCTTCTCAGCAGTTGGCGCATTCGGCGTGATCTGCACTCTTTACTGGCTAGCAGCTTAAACACAAAAAACATAAGGCAACCACCATGAAACTCAACCTCACTCAACTTGATCAAACTGCAAAACTTATGCATCAGTTTGATGACTTCTTTGAAGACTGGGAAATCGATTGTGATGATGTATCTTTCACAATTGGCACTCACACACTCACAATCAAGATCGCTTCTCTTTCTCTAGATCAATCTGCATCACCTGATCAGATTATTGCTGCAATCAACACTCAACTTTCTCAAATCGCACAATAGGATAATCAACATGGCTACTCAAAAGCTTTTAGAGTCTCTTTCAGACATCAACGCAATCGCCGGAAGTATGGAGCAAATCGTAAAGCTAGCAGGATTTTTGACCACTGGCACAAACTGGACCGCACAACAATTGACCACCGCTTATTTGTCTTATGGTATCATGCACGGCTGGAATATCGCGCAAACAATGGAAAAGATGAATGTCATTAAAGGCAAGATCACATATCAAGCTGCAACAATGTTTGGCATTGTGATTGCTTCTTCAAAGTGCAAATCTTGGCGTGTTTTGACCAATTCAGATGTTGAATGCTCACTCGAATTTACTAGATCAGACAATAATCAAAAGTATGTTGTCAGCTTCACGATTGAAATGGCACAACGCCAAGGCCTTACAAATAATCGTCAGTGGCAGACCATGCCAAAGCAAATGCTCATGGCCAGATGCAAATCAATGGCAGTGCGTGACGTCTTTGGCGATGTGATCAGTGGCTATGATGCAGTTGAGATTGCTGATAGCATGGATATGAGCGAAGATGAAAGACTTGAGATTTTGAATAGTGAACTTGATACTCAAATCACCAGTACAAGACAAACTGCACCAGCTAAGCCAAAGACTCCCGTCAAGACTCAGCCAATGCCAGTGCAACCAGTGCAACCAGTGCAACCGGTACAAGTGCAACCTGCTCAGCCAGTGCAACCGGTGCAAGTGCAACCAGCACAAAGCAAATCGCCACAACCTGCACCATTCCCAAGTGAGCAGAAAGCAGCTATCACACAGCACGCGTACAATAACACATCAATGAGAAAAAAGCTGGATGAAAGAGAGATGGACCTTCTAAGAGAGCTGGATGAAGATGAATACAAAGAGCTGGTGGAAGATCTAGGAGAAGATGAGGCCAGACATTGGAAGAGGTATTAAATAAGGCAAACGCCACCGGCACAAGCTGGTTCAACTGCCGGATTTTCTTTGAAACCACCGACATTGAGATTGACCTTTGACCAGTCAGCCGCTAGCAATTTATTATATTTTTCAACCAGATCAATGTTATCATCCTCAACTGTCTGATAAGGTGCATTTTCAAAAACATGATCGCCATAGTCAGATAAAAGAGATATCCCTTTTACGCTATCTCTAAGACGCCAAATCCTAGATGTCAGATCATCCCACTCATCAGCCTTGACGGTACATGTATTTGAAACATTGTGAGTCAATCCAAATTGATCTTTTTCCCTGAGTTGTGTTGTTGGCTTTACCCAGTAGCGTTGGATAAATTCCACCTTCTCCAAGAAGTCAGCCGCTGATAGATCTTTTCTGACAATTGCACCGGCTGGCGCTTCACAAGCAAAAGAGACAATCCCAACTTGTGGATCTCTATCATCGCAAACTTCCGGCAACTGGCTGATGATCTCTTGCCAAATCGGATTTATTTTATTTATTCTCATGGTGCGAATGTACTTTTTAGCATGATACGGATGGATGCCGGCTGAGCAACCGGCCACCGTTGAGCTATTGCCAGACGGCTTGATTGTTGTTGCTCTAAGTGCTGGATTTATACCGATCTTTTTTGCAATCAACTTATTTTCATCAATCACGATTTGAGCGCAAGACTTCAGCAGAAATTCATCAAAAATCATTCCTGGTGCACTCATGATGCCAGTCATAGAGACGCCTAAAAGTGCATCTCTTTCAATGATCTTTCTAGTGGTATCTCCAAGATAGCCGGCGTTTGTATAGCTGGCTTGAAGAGTACCTAAGAAGGCAGCGGCGGCGCATACTTCTTTGAGCTGATCCGCATTGTCAATCTTTGCAACAACAATTTCATTTAAATTGCATACGGCCCAGCCGCTTTCAGTGCTTCCATCTTCATTTTTATAGGTGGGGTAAAGACCTATTTCCCCGCATGGATTTGTTGCAAAATCTTTACTAGATGCAAAGAAGAAACCTGGCTCGCCGTACTGCTTCGCATTGTCGATGATGGTTGTAAAGGTCTCTTTTTTCTCACATCCATCCAAGACGATTTGAGCGCTGATATTTGCATAAGCTCTTTGGGGATTGTCTTTCCACCAATCGCCAGTTTTAGCGGTCATCATCTCATCATCATCCGGTGAAAAGAGTGCAATTGTCGCTGCTCGTCTTGAGCTTAAAAGTGCGGCGTGGCTTATGTGCATGAAGATATCAAAACACTGGATTGGCTTGAGTCTTGCTTGACCTTGATTGACTGCATCATCAAGAATAGATCTGACTTTTTCAATTGCCGTTTCAAGCACTTTGGGACCTGGAGCAACGCCACCAATGGAGATGGGAGATCCTTCTGGCCTTACTTGATCATAATGAAAATTTATGCAGTAGCCAGCCTCATCTTCATTGGCTGGCAAATAACTTTTCATGAGTGAGTTGATAGCTTCAGCCCATCCCTCGATTGAGTCTTCAACAACATGAATTTTCTTCAGTCTTGAGTCTCTTTGATCTTTAGAAATCAAGTTTGGGAGCTTGTTAATATGATGCTTTTGCACTGAAAAACCGACACCGCATCCGCTCATGAGTAGCCAAAAACCCTCAGCGAAAAATCGTACTCTATCGATATAGGATGCAGTGCAATTGTACATCCTCATATTGTTGCGTTTGATAGCAACCCCCGCAAATTGCGTGCTTCTTTGAGATGGAAACACCAATCCAGGATATACAAATTTATGAAAAACTTGATCGATGCTTGATGATAAATAAGGAAATTTTTCTTGATGCATATTTTTGACTCTTCGCATCGCATCAATGTAAGTTTCTCTTTTTCCATCCGGTTTGATATGTGCGTATTGAGTGGCAAAAGCAACTTTGCCAAGAAGTGCGTTTTGTGACATGATCTTCTCCATGTAAAGGGGATGATCATTAAAACACAATTCCTATTTATTTTTTAGAAAATCGACATTCGTCTCAATTCTTTCAAGAATTACTGTGTGCTGATTTAAAGTTTTGTTGATCATATCCAGCTCAGCATCTGTCTTTTCTTGCTTGACAAGTAGCGCCATCGTTTGATGTTCGAGTAGTGCAATTCTTTTATCATATGATGAAAAGATTTTGAAAGCCGGCAGAAGCGCAGTGATGACGGCTGTCAATGCACTGATTGAAATCATGTCGCTATTCATGATCAGCCCTCCCATCTGGCTTTAGTGCCACGGATATCATAATGCACAAAACCGGATTTTATGTATTTGCCAAGGCCTCCCTGCTTGATGAGACCTTGAGCAATCAGCTTATCAATTCGATTGTAAATCTCTTCAGTTGATACTCCAGCGATCTTAATGTCAGCCGCCTTTGCATGAAGATGTTGAGACTTGTCAGCACCGCCAACTTGAGCGTTTCTAGCTGGTGATCGATACCCACTGATGATGATAATCGGCTTTTGAAAATGATCTCTGATAACCTGCAAATTTTTGAGCAATTCCGTTGCATTGGCTACCAGCTCAGGAGGGATTTCATCAGAAAATTCAAGCTCAGATAATTTGAAATTTTTAGTTACTTGCATCTTTATCTCCATGCTTTGATCAAGATATGTGATTTAAAGTTTGTATTGCCAGAGTCAGCAGATCCATTAAATTCAACGGTTGATCCTACCGATCCAGTTTTTTGAGCTTTCATCTTAAACACAAAACTTGATGCCGTGGCGTCAACAAACGCTATACAAGTTTCTTGAGCTCGATTAGGAATTGTATCTGAATATGTGGAAGAAAAACCAGTTGAAGAAAATTGCGTGTCACTTGTATTTGTCAGCCAATACGCAAAATTGTCATTTCCTTGTGGTGCAATGGAATCGGTTACTTTTGATTTTACTTCAATAAAGTATTTCCAGCCGGCTTCAAGTGTGATTTGACTGGCTGTTGTTGAAATTGTTGGATATCCCACGCTTGAGGCTGCTGCTACTTGATGAATAATAGCCGTATCAAAAATTGAAATATCTACAATTGTTGTGGAGATTGATTGTGTTGCAGTCAGTTGAATCGCACTACATGACATCAAGATTTTTTTCTTAAATCCGAAGAAACTCATGACAGCCTCCAAAATGTATTTATATGAGTTTGCGATGAAATGTTAGCCATGCCTGTTGAATTAGATGCAGTAGTAAATATGACCCCTGCTTGATTTGCTCCAAAATAGCTTTCATCAGTTGTAGTGGATCCAGTTGATGCTGAATTGCATCTAATCGTTGCACCTGCCCAAGTAAAATTAGCCCAATTCCGATAAAGAATTAAGCCAGCCAAATTTGTATCAGTTACAACATATTTCCTTGACTCGATGAAATATTGAGCATTTGCAGTGATAGATTCTATTGTGCGTTGAGTGAAGTCTTGACTTAATTTTACCGCCGCCGCAATATCCATTTGAATTGCTCTACATCCGTTTTCTCTGCTAGCGTCATAACTCATAATGGAAACCTCCAGATTTGCAATCTGCTATTTATTCCAGTTGCAGAATTGCATGCTAAAGAAAAAGTTACACTAGCATCGGCTATAATCGAGCTTTGAATTTGATCTAGACCAGAAGCAAAGCCAGTGGATATAATAGCGTATCCAGTCTCAGAGACTCCATTCACAATGTGATTTACTGTGCTGGGAGCGCTTACAGCAGCCGGAGAGCTGATAATGTGATATTCATAACCTGCTGGCAGTGTGACAACCGTTGTTGCGATTGACGGCGTAAAAGATCCACTATCAAAAACAAAAGTCACATTTCCAGATCCAGATGATGAGAAGCTACATATCGCAACTTCCGGAGTCACTTCTTTTACTAGATGATATGACATTATTCTATTCTCCAGCCGCTAGATGTTGCCACGATATTGACTGATGAATTTTGAGAAGATAAAGCCAAGGTTGTTGCGCCGTCAATCGTCTCACTTGCATTGCCGTCAAGTGTAGCCGTACCAGTACCCAGCAGTTTAAACACAAGCTCCAGGCCATCATTTGACGCTACCGCTGGAAGGTTAATGGTAACGGCTGAAGATCCGTTGTTGATATAATATCTTCTTTTAATAACTCCAGTATAATCAACGCTGCCAAGATTTAGAGGGAAAGATGATTCAGTGCTATATGTTGGCCTAGATCCTCCCCCGCCACCAGTTGCAGAAATTTGACCACCTACGATGCTGATTCCAGTGCCAGCAGTATAATAAGACTTCACTGATGAAACGGATGGCGCTTGATCCGGCTGGCTTCCTGCCATGCTATTGACAACCGCCGCAGATTTAGCAAGCGCATCAGTGTATTGTGTGATTGTTGATGAGATTTGACCGCTGGAGAGAGAGATGCCAGTGCCAGCACTAAACGCATTTCTTGCAAGTGTGTCTGAAAAGTACTTGTTTGTTGTGCCTTCAGTTAAATTGTCAGTTGTTTTTGTCGCTAAGCGTGTATCAAACGCCGAATTAACTCTAGTACTTGTATAGTAAAGATTTGTTGATCCTTCACTTAAATTGTCGGTTGTTTTTGTTGCCAATCTATTATCAAATCTTGTGTTGGTATAATAAAGATTAGTTGATCCTTCAGTCAGATTGTCAGTTGTCAAGCTTACATTTCCGGCAACTGGGGAAACTGAATTAACCGAGTTAACCGCACCAGCATTTGCAGCGACATAGGATTTCATTGCTGCCACTGATGCAGCCTGATCAGTCTCTGATTGAGCAGTGCTATTGACAACGGCGGCGGTCTTTGCTCTAGCAGTAGTAAAATATTGATTAACTGATCCTTCTGAAATATCATCAGTATCAAGTGAAACCGTACCCGTTTGACCATTGACCGACAAGACGGCGCCACTTGTGCCAAATGCCACCCACGCCGTACCGTCATAGATCCAAGATGAAGAGTCATCTGTTTGAATAGCAACATCACCTTCTTGAGCAGTCAATGCAAGTCTAGCGGCTGCATCAGCCACTACATGCACATCAGTGATTGCTAAGGGAGGAAGATGATTTGTAGGCACAAGACCATTTGCATCTAGCTCACAAATTCCATTGTTTGCACCTTTTTGAAGGCTGATTCTAGCATCTGCATCTGCATCGGTGTATTGTGTGATTGTTGATGAGATTTGACCGCTGGAGAGAGAGATGCCAGTGCCAGCAGTATAATATGATTTCACTGATGAAACTGATGGCGCTTGATCGGTTTGAGTGTCTGCCATGCTGTTGACAACGGCGGCGGTCTTTGCTCTAGCAGCAGTAAAATATTGATTAGTTGATCCTTCGCTTAAATTATCGGTTGTTTTTGTCGCTAAGCGGGTATCGAATCTTGAATTGGTATAGAAAAGATTTGTTGATCCTTCAGTCAAATCATCGCTTGAAGTTGGGATTGTTGGCTTATTTCTTAATTCGCTATATGATCCACTAAATGATGTTGATAAGCCGTTATTTAGATCATAAACATAACTATCAGAATTTTGATATTGAACGACTAAACCGCTATTAAATCCAGTGCGACCAACTAAAGCGACATTGCTACTTAAATTTGTTTGTAGTGCATTTACGCCACTGCATTCAGTTAAGATTGTAAGCAATGGAGAACCGGCGCCAGATCTTGATGAAGTAATAAATTGATTGCCTAGAGCACATCTATCAAAATAAACCGTAGCGGTCACATTGGATGCAATAGAAATGCCACCAGCAAATGAGCATTGCTCAAAAGTGATGAAATTTGCACAAGCATTATTGATTGTTACGGTGCTATCAAAGATAACATTTTTGAAGTAGTGTCTGCCTTGAGTACCATTGATTAAGAGTGCACCTTCAACATTGATATTATTCATTCTAATTCTTGTTGTGCTAGCGCCTGAAATGGTCAAGCCTCTTGAAACAAGCTCACAAATATGGCCACTTGTTGGATGTTCAGGTCCTATTATATCAACACCACTGGGAGCATTGCCAATTGTTAAAGTTGAACCGCTATAAGATCCAGCAGATATATAAACAGCATAAGCGCCATTTCCGCCAGCAATAGCATCAATGACCGTCTGAATATCATTAACATTCTCATTTACATAATAAGAATTTGAATAAAGAGTTTTACTTTGTACCGTATCTAAAGCAGTTTGATCGGCTTTGGCATCTAAATCAGCTTGCAATGTTGAAGTGAAATATTGACGATCAGCGTTTGAGCCTTCTGCGATATTGTCAGTTGTTAAAACAACAACGCCAGTCTCTCCATTGACTGAGTCAACTGCGCCACCACCGCCGCCACTTACTGGAGGTTTAATAATAATTGCCATGATTAAACAACCTTTCTATTAAATGCACAAATGAAAACAATATTATCCCCGCTAGCGCCTTTTTTATAGGAGATATCAGTGATTGCTCCGCTTTTTGTCCCACCGCACTGAATATCAATTGCACCGCCAGCTAAAATAAAAATTTCATTTGTTGTGCTATCTGATGCAGTTGTTCGAGGTCTTAGCTTAAAATAAGCGGTTGACGCTCCTGGATTATATACACTGACATCACAAAAGGCCAAATCAGCATCAAGCGCTTCTCCGGTTGTGCTATCAATAAAATCACTAGAATTCAAATTGGTCCAGTCAGTGGATGAATTGGCTGAAGTACTCTTACAAGCGATAAATTCGCCGGTTTGGATTTGATATTGCAAGCGGTTCATTTTGCCTTCTTTATGGTGATAGGTTGATCTTCAATGACAACGATTTTTTTACTAGTCTTCTTATTGTCATTCTTTTGCTCTAAAATAGCAATTCTCTCTTCTAGTTTTTCGATGAGATCAGCTAAATATCTCATTGTTAATGCAGGTTTTTCACTCATAAATAAAACTCCTGTCGATATATGCTCTTTTTGTGTGATGAGCAGGCGCATTCAAAAAAGTGGTAGGCTGGATTATACCGCCAACACTAGCGCCATGATTTGATGAAAATGTGATCTGATTGCCACTGATTGCACTTATTGTTTTTGTCAAAATCGTGTCATCAGATCCTGGCATGCTATACTCTATCACATCCCCAACTTGAAAATAATTTATATCTTCATCAGAATAAAACGCTGCTTCTATTTCTAAAGTTGTTGAATTGATGATAGCTTTTACTTTGGCCGATGCGTTCCAAGATGGTGATGAGTCTCCCAAGTGGACCAGCTTTAAATCTGCTCCTTCTCCCATAAGATCAATGTTAATTTCTTGTATCATAGCAACCTTATTGGAGACTCCATAAGCGTCTGAATACCCCTTCAAAAACTGGCTAGTTATTCTCAAATATCCGCCAACATCCAAAGATAACGCTTTGCCGGTGCCAACTGAAAAATTCCACATTCTCACCGCTTGACCATATAGCCTAAAAAGTCTTGCATAAGTAGGCAAGAAACTCTCTAGAAAATCACTTGCATTTGTACCTCCCAAGATGTCGCTAGTGATACCATATAAATTCAATTCCATTGATTTAGTCTCACCTGCCAGCCGGTTGATTGCATCGTAATTATTGACTATTCTTGATGTTGGATTTTCTTGATGCATATTGTAGTTGAATTTAAATTGCGTCACGATATCCTCGAAGTTTGACCAATATGGAAGCTTATTCGCTAAAAAGTCACTATCTGATAGAGACAATTGATTTTCATCTGCTTCATGTCCTAGTAGCATCAAAGAAATCTTTGGATTATAACTATCTCTATTCATGACAATGCAAGCGCCAGCGGTCTTGAGCATAGGATCAAGTATCTCTCTTAAAGTGAGCTCATCAGCTGGCAAAGAAAACATCCAGTCAGTGATGCCACTAGCGGAATTCAAGCTCAAAAACGATTGCTCATCAATTATGCTTGAGTTTAAATTGCATCCGGTCAGTTGTAAATCATAGCTTCCATTGATTGCGTTGCCTCCCCCACTTTCAAGCAGTTGCAAAATAACTTCGCCGGCTGGCCTTCTAGTGATAATCATCCCCTTAGAAATCTCAATTGGCGCTGCTTCTCCTAGCCAGTCTCCAAATGGTGGAAGCCGTCTATTTTCATCTGAATTTCTATCAAGATAAATCAAAAATGCTGATCCTAGATCTTGTTCATGAGTGGCTATTGCATTTATAACTTGATCCCCAATTTTAATTTGAATTGCGTATTGATTGCCATCTGCCTCAGTTGGCAGGCCTAGAGAGTCTTGCACCAAAATGTGGTACTCATCTCTATCTCTCCATCCTAAAGCCACTCCCTTAATATCATAAAATGAAGGTTGACCTATTCCATAAGGAAATTCGGTTACAGTGAATTTTAAGCCTAAATCCGCTTGATAAGTCTTGTCATCCGCCTTCTCTCTAATTGGTGCAAGTGAACCTAAAAAACTGATGCCAAAAGATTGAGCTTGAGGATCATCAGCAATATAGGGAAGTGGCACATCGAAAGCGTAAGTTTCATTGCTGGCTTGAATTAAAAGTTGCGAATTGTCAGAAAATACAAGATTGGCGTTCGTTGCATCTTCTGCAAGTCTGAGCATATATCGACCGCTTCTCTTGATGATTGAGAATTTTTCTGCAATAGAATCGCCATATGTATTGATTAAATCTATTGTCTCATCATGAGTCTTTAGGCCTGATCCTAAGTCAATTGGATTATATCCATACGCCGAAGCATTGGGGTATCTATAAATTAGATTGTTGATTTGATTTCTGATATCTCCATAATAGTGCATTCCATAAGCCAGCTTAGTTTTTTGAGTGCCAGATGACACCTTATTGTCTAGCATGGAGATAATAGGCAAGATTGAAATCGTAACTGAATTTAAGCCTTCAATCGTTGGAGAGCTTTCTATAATACCTTGAAAAATAATTTGATTATCCCAAGTTTGGCCGTTTTGATCTATTGTACAAGCGTAAATCTTAGCTTGTCTTCCTCGCCAAGATACCAGCTCACTTGATACAATTGGCGTATCAGTACCCCCTAAATAAATCTGATGCTGTTGCCTAAATCCCAGCCTGTGCGTTGTCGTTATTGTATAGACTCCGCCACTTTCAGATTGACCAGTACAATAAAAACTTTCTGATCCTATATGCAAAAGATGTGGATATGAAATCGATGGATTGCTATCCACTACCAAATCAGGAGTGTCATCTGAGCGTAAAATATTGGCAACGATTTGGCCGTTCCAAATAGAGCTTGATCTTGATAGACGGCTGAAGATGACATGTGGATCAACGCTTGAGCCTCTCATTCTATCCATAGCCAAAGAGATTGAAATTGGCTGGTATGTTGCCACTCCTCCAGACGGTTCTATGCTAGCCTGATATGGTGTGACTGACTGGATGCAGTCTAAATCGGCATATAATAGATCATATAGTGAGGAGGTTGGAAATGGATTTGCTCCCATATAAAATCTAGTCATCAAGCCTTGTATCTCTAAGCCAAAGACTCGATATCCTTGATCATCTTCTAGTTTGGTACTCATTAAACTTGCTCCTTATACAATTCATAAGATCCTATCATATCAAGCTTACAATCAACGCAGGCAATTTTTAAAGCTAACAATTCCCCTCGATAAGTGCTGGGTAAAAATAAAGGCCTTGAAAAATCTGTTTGAACCGTTGATGAGCCAGTTGTATCTATTGAGCTTGAAACAACCGCCGATTTAAAACCTGGCAAAACTACAAGCTCACCATTCCCATCTGATAAAACGCATCCATTATCAATGATGTCTTGCGTTGTTGTTGGATTTCTGATCAATGAAATTGTGATTGAAATAGGTTGATCACTTGTTGCATATCTCAATATAAATCCAATATGCTCACAATTTTTTGATGATTGATGCAGATGAATATAAGTCTGATTTCCCTTCGGAATGTGTCTTAATTCGGTTATATCTGCCAAAATATGAGACTGATTATAATTCCAAGAATTAGGATTATCTCTTGAAGTATACGCTATTGCTGATCTCCTGCCTTTGGCAAATGCTAAGTGATTTAAGCCGTTGGCGATTTGTGAAATCGTTGCGCCAAGTACTGGCTGACTGATGCTAACTTCTTGATCAAGTGGCGCTTTTCTAGTTGTTTGAGATATGAAAGCCATTATGATCCCCATATGGAAATTGATTTGATTGGAGATGAAATTAAGGTTGGATTTAAAATATCTGTTGACAATTTAGGATTTACTCTAAACGCAGTTAATTGATAGGTTAAATCAATAATAAAGGCATTGAAATCAGATGGATATCGGCTAGTAATCACTAGCCACTTCCCAGGCTCTCCAGCTGATACGGTTATTTTGCCAGACCATAAAAAGAATATATAATCATATGCTGATGGATTAACTACATATAAATGAATTGTCAGATTTAATCCTAATGTTGTTGATCCTTCCCATTGTGGGATGTTTGCCACCATAGCAATCAAGTCTTGATAAGTGAATGTTTTTTGTGGATGGATTGAGCCAGCATTGAATGAGTTTGTTGTGCCTCCATCTGCATTTACATCAATTCCAGATGCACAAAACAATGATCGAGGTCTTTTCTGCAATAGCCGAAGATTGCTTAATAACTGCCTTCCCTTGGCAGATGATAAAGCCTTATCACTTTCAAGCGTTGTGTCTCCAACTGGGTAAAAATAATCTGCACCATTTGGCTGATAGACTGCACCATCAACAACTGAGGATAAAGGCAGTGTTTCAACGCAAATAGAATTTACTTGAAGATGACCGACAACGGTTAATTCAACATCAATATAAGTTGTTGAATTTGCAATGCTGCCTAGTGTAGCACTTCCAGAATACCAAGCTGTAACGCTGGGAGTAAGCGTAAAAGATAAGGTGTTATTATTTGCTCCAGCGGTAAATTTAACTGAAACAAAATTCAATCCAGTATGTGACCTCACATTAACATTGACTCTAAAAATCTTGTGATTGACACTAACAACCGGAATCCGCCAAAAACATGCTAACTTTGGCGTTCCGGAATCATAGTAAAATATACCATCATCAAAATTCTGTTCAATCACTACGCCAGCGCCGTAGTTTGCATGAAGATAGTTTTGCATTTTGCCAAGGTTTGCCAGTGCATTAGCATCATTTGAGATTTCTCTTCCTGATACATAGACAAATGGATCAAGCGCAACAATAGGATTTAAGATAGAATTAGTCATGCTCAATCTCCATTGTGATAGGCACTCTTCTTCTGATCATACCATCATAAGACAATTCTGAAGAAATATCTGTGATAGTGCCTCTAATCACTCCTTGATCGCCGTTGTTTTCACTTGTGTGTGTGAGCGAATACGCCGGCTTAGATGCAGTGATGTCATTCGTTATTCTTGCTAGTCTAGGATCGCCAACACCTTGAAAGAAATTGATCTTAGCTCCCTTATAAAAGAAGTTGCCTAGCGTATCACTGAAAAATCTATAATCGTTCTGGATGTCTGCATAAGCGTCTAAATGAAATGTCAATCTAGATTTAACGTAATTTCCAATGAAGTTAGATGTAAAGCCACCGCCTATTTTACGCTGATATTCGCTAACTCGATCATAAGCAATGTGATGGTCTTGAAATGGCCTTGATGGATATAAGACGCCAGGCATCACATAATCAGCAATCAGCGCTTTCCTTCCATAAAGAGAAATCCACTGCTCATTTCCACTAAAGCCAAGACGGTCTCTAAATGCAGTATCTACCCATGAAAATGATGGATTTGCAAAACTTGACATTCTCACAACATGACCATCATCCCGCAAAATCCATTGATGAGCTTGAGCAAAGTAAAATTCATCTCTTGATTGTAGGCAATATTGACCATTGCCAGATCTAATCGATAAAAGAGATATCATGTCTTGAGCGAGTGGAAAATTTGGATATAGAGATGGTGATGCCGTGCCTGCTCCAGTATAATTTATTTTGCCATAGTTTGCATTGCCACTTTGCCATAAAACTAAATTTCCCCTTTGCCAGTCATTTGGGAAGATAGCCGGCTGAGTATCTATCATCTCATAATAATCATAATTCAATCCCCAAATCTGGCCTCCTCCCCAATCTGTTGTAATATCCATATTCACGCCAGGAGACGCCAGCCACTTAATTCGATCTTGAGAGTCAATAGATATCGTCCAAGTGCTACCTTTATCAGCTTCTAAATCGTGCTTAAGAGAGTAACTCGCACTCATCCCTTTGCCATTTAGAAACTCAATAGGATCATCAAAAACAATTTGAGATGCAGTTGGCAAACTAATGTTTTGACCTTCAGCGGTATATAAAACGCCGGTAAAAGGTCTTGCATCAAAATCAGTCATCAATGCAAAATTTGCAGCAAATTCATTTCTAGGCATTTAATCGTACCATTCCTCTGTTTGAGTTGTTGATCTGTCTAACTATTCTATCAGCAAATGCACGCTCAGCAGCGGCCTTTGTATCATAGATCACACTACCGCCAAGATTGATATTAAAAATCATTGGCTCGGTTTTGCTGGCTTCCGGTCTAGATGGCGCTTGAGATTGAGCAAGACCAGTGGGAGACACGCTAGAAGCAGATCCTCCACCGCTTCCCCCTCCTCCCATAGCCTTTGATGAAATACCAGCAACAGCACCAACACCAGCAAATAAAGCAGCTGATTTGAAATACTGGCTAGCAGATACCCCGCCAATAGGACCTAAAGCCAAAGCGGAAAATCCCATAGCGGTTGCAAAGATTGATCTGGTGATTGCTTCTTGTGCTAGGCCTTCAAGCGTTGCCTTGATTGCTTCTTGCATTGATTGAGCTCCCATGATTGCACCTGCAACCGACGCAGCAAATGCTTGAGTGGTAGCGGTTGCCATCTCCCCCATTTGAGCGGCCGCATAGCTTTCAACCTTTACTCTTTGATTTGCGTATCTCTTTTGAATTTCAGCCTTAGCAATCTCATTATTCTCAACTGATCTTAATTCAATCTCTTGATTTTTAGCTAATAGATCGAGTTGTTTTTGATATTCATCTTTGCCCGCTTCAATATCCAGAATTGCAATCTTATCTCTTAACTCTTGCTCCTTAGCTCCATAAGCTACCATTGATTGATAAACTGCCTCACTATATGCATTTCTTTGGCTGATTAACTCTTGATTGATTCTTTCTTGCTCTACAACTTTGGCCTGTTCTTGTGCCAGTTGCTGATCATTGATATCTCTAATCGCTAATTGATATTGTTTTTCAGCAATGAGCAATTGATTTTTATTATATTTGTTTAGCATTTGCGCAGTTTTATAATTGTTTTCCGCCAATGCTATTTGCTCATCAAATCCTGATTTAGTCAATTGAATTTCAAGTGCATTGATTTGAGATTGCTCAGATATCACTTGCATTTGTCTTGCTTTGAAAGCGTCTGATCTGGCCTTTTGCTCAGCCTTTAATCGATCAGCCTCAGCCTTTTTAATCTGCTCGATTTCTTGTTGATTTTTAATCTCTTTTAGCTGGAGCGTTTCCCCTGCTTGTCTTGCCTTATTTTCTTCTTCAATAACCTTAGTTAGTGCTTGAATTTCTTTGCTGGTCTTACCATGTTGGCCGGCAAGTCTTTGCTCAACGCTCAAATCTCTTTCTTTTTGTAAGATTGATTTTTCATAGGCTGATAGCGTGGAAGTGCTGAGCAATAAATCATTGTATTCTTTTTGAATTTCTAATTGTGCTTTAAGTGCATCCATTGCTTCTTGCTCAGTCATAGCCAATTCTCTTTGATATTCTTGAGCCTTTTGTATCGCTGGCAATGCTGCCTCATACCCCTTAGTTAATTCTTCTTGAGCTTTAGCAACTTCTTTATCAGCTTTCGCCAATCTTTCTTGAGCTGATATCACATAGGCATCAGATTTAATTCGCTCATTTGTCTGAGCTAAATAAATTCTTTGCTCTTTCTCAAGCAACTTTTGTGCTAAAATTTGCTCAGTATAAACCTTTGTTAAACTTGCATTTTTCTCATTTAACACTTCAAGCTTGAGTCTAGCTTCAGAATTTAAGCCGATTAACTTTCTTAATTCGTCATTTGTTGGCTTTATCCCCTTATCAGCCAACTCTTCCATCTTGGAAGTCAAATCACTGGCCGCCGCTGTCACTGCTGCTTCTATTTGCTCCGCTTCTTTGGCCGCTCCACTAAATTGCCTAAACGCTTCTATTGCCAACGCTAAAGCGCCAGCTATTGCGGAAATAGGTCCAAGCATTCCCATAAATGCCAGCATGCCACTCTTGCCTCCAGTTGTCATGACTTCACTCATAGCGCTAAATCCATCAACTAAACCGCCAACTGACTCGCCAAGGGAATTAAACGCTTCCCCCATGACTCCACCTTGAGCAGAAACAACTGCGCCAACACCTTTAAAAGACTCGCCAACACCTTTGACTGAGTCGCCTATCTCAGAAGCTGATGAGTTGACTTTTTCAAGGTCTTTTTGAGCGTCTTGCACTCCCTGCACCTCAACATCAATAATCACTTTATTTTCTGCCATTGTTTAGCTCGCTCATCTGTCTTTCATGAAGACGGTTCTTTAATAATTGATGATGATAATACAATAAATCTACTGCTTCAACAATAGCACAAGACGGCGATGGATAAGATGTTTTTATGTCAAATAGACCATTTACATGACTAAAAAAAGCATTGACGATTGGCGCAGCCATATTGGCCAGTGCAACAGGACAGGATCTTATTTTAAGCTCGCTGAAAGCCTCATCGCTATCAGGTGCCACACGATAAGCAGGAATGAATAAACCTTGCTCATCTTCATCTAAATAAGGCAATCCCTTTTGAAATGGACCACCGCAATTTCCTCTAAGTTGTCTCAATCCTGGCTTAGATTTACATTGCTCACATCCCCAAGATCTCCCTTTATTTTGAGATAGCCAGATTGAGGATGTGATTGCTATTTTCCCGAATCACCTAAAAGAGAAAGTCTCTGCGTATGAGCAACGATTTCAGCGATTGTCAAAATCCTATGTGCATCTGGCTTGATAGACTGGATCGCATCCCAAGCATTGCCTTCAAAGCCTTCAATTCGTACTAGTGCCTTTTTAGCGGTCTCAGCATACACACGATTGAGATAGGATTGATATTGAGCGAATGCGTTCTTTTCTTGATCAGATAAAGCGTCATGCCAATAAGCACGAGTCTTTTGATCATCTGGCTGATCAAGATAAATCATCCTGCCTAATTCCGATCTAGTATATGCACCAGCCTTAATTTCAATCTCTTCTCTATCAGCCGGAGAGAGTGGCTTGATAAAAAAATAGGTTGGCGCTTGATCTTGCTTGATCTTGAGGGAGTCAAAATCCCCTTGAAGATAAGCGGAAATCTCGGCTGGAGTCATATCTAAAGCAGGATCGCAAGACACTGCAATTTTAATTTCAATCGTTGTTGTAGTGCTGAATTTTAGCATTGTTTTAAATTCCTAGAGCAACTCTCACAGGTGAATTTGCTGGCTGCGTTGTGCCTACATCACCACCAAAACGGCTTTGCTTGTAGGTCAACACTTGCTTGACGATTTCACCTGCTACATCATATTTATTTGGATCAACAGTTAAATAACCAGCAGGAATAAATAAAGCCATACCTTTGCCATCCCCAACTGGTCCAGTGCCTATTAACACTTGACGAATAACTCTATCATTAAAATCTGATGCTAAAGTTGTATTTACTGATGATAAGGTTAAAGTGCATTCAACATCAACATTTGAAACTTCCATATCAGACATTCCCAAGATAGAATTTGAATGACCTTTAGGAGTTAAAGCGTTAGAGATATTGAATGTAAAGCCTTCTGCATCTAAAGCGATACGGCTTAATTCTTCACCGGTTGTGCCAACTACATTCGTTCTTGAATAAGTGACTGCATCAGAAACAACAGCATAAGCATTTCTAAAATGTTGAGTTGCACCACTTAAAACAACCGGTTCAACTGGTCCACTTGCATTGCCATGATCATCTTGAATTAAGGCCGCTTGAAAAGTAAATTCCCCCATAACTCTGCCAGCATTTACGGAAATATTTAAACTTGCTAGTTTGCATCCGTAGGCATAAGTGCGGAAGCCAACGCCGTCAACTCTAAAGCATAGAGAAGAGACCACTTGACCGCTTGAAGCGCCATAGGGAGCAAACCAAGTTTGCATTGGGTAAATAGCAGTTGGATTTGCACTAAATGCAGGAGATACGCCAATTTTACCAGCACCGCCACGATTGTTTGCTGTCACTGATGAATACTCACATCTTCCATTGATAAGAGAAGAAACAACGCCACCAATTTTATAATTTGTATTGGTAGTAGTTGGAGTAAATACATTCTCATCATCTGCGGTAACTGTATCGCTGGAAGTAAAGCCTGCAAGATTTGTGAGAAATCCAGCATTTAATAATTTCCCTAAGCCGGTTGAAGCATAAGTATTTGCACCACTGCCAACGGTTGTAAAATCCATTGTGATTTGTACTTGACCGGTGCGTCTTTGCACTCGACTTGATCCACTCCATACGGTATCAGGTTCAGGAGGCAATCCATGTGGTCCGTCTCTTGTCTCAAGTCTTTCATTGGCTACAACATCGCCGTAAATGACTACTGGATCTCTTTCACATGGTAAAGAAATGAAAGACAAGCCACTGAAATCAGGCAAGCCGGTTGATGATGATAAACTGCCGAATGTTGCTTCGGTGGCAACGGAAATTGATCTGTGTGTGACTGTCATGTCAATCCTCCAAATAGAGTAAAGTAAATGGTAAAACTAGAAGATAGCCAACTTGAGAAGGATCATTCTGGATCTCTTGAGTAGTGGCTTGACCAGGTATTAAAGAAACGATACCAGTTATTGAAAAATCATAATCAGGTTGTTTCAATGTGTTGATGAGGTTGCTTGAGTCTTCAGCTATCATTCTTTCAAGCAATCCTCGATCGCCACCAATATCATATCTTATTCTTAAAGATAGCTCAATTCTCTTTCTGCCACTGATGCCGGCTTGACCATCATCTTGAGCAAGAGTATTGAAAGAGATATCAAATAGCCTATTTTGATTTGATCTGCTTTCAAGCGATAGCGTGTTTCCCTGAGCGTCTTTGATGCAGACAAAATGATGATAAATGTCGGTCTTTGGCGTGATAGCCTCTATTCGATCAATAAGATGATCCAGTGCTTCATAAATTCCCATCATTATTCTCCAAGTAAATTTGCTTTAACAATTTCAACTAATTGATCAACTTCTTTTTTAGCAAGACCAATAAAACCACGATCTTGATTGACTGCATAGCCATAGTCTTGCACTGGAGGCAAAAGACCAATCGTAAATTTTGTATTTGTTGAGTCAAGCACTACAAAATTTTGAAGCATCATCCCCGATAAGGTTAAATCAACCGCAGCGGTTTGGCCTTCAATTGCATTTGATCTTTTTCTAGACTTTTCTTTGTATTCAGCATAACCGCCAGGGAATAGCATGCTATTTGGCTTCTTTATTCCGCCTTTAGGTTTAAGCCTTTTATATGTTGTTGATTTATAGTTGATGTAAATTGGCTTCGTTGAATATGCTCTAAACTTGCTTAAATTATAATCTAGGCCTTTATAAATCCTAATTTTGATGATTGCCAAGATGTCTTGAGCGATTGCAGTCATAACCGGCTTAGTTAAATTTAACGCTGGCAGATTTAGGCTTAGAGTTGTTTTCATTTACCATCTCATATTTCTTGAAGGTATAAATTGAGCTTCATATTCCCCAACAACTCGACCGGCAAAATTCCCCCGAATGTCTTTACTGGCGCTCACTCTTTGATTGTTTTCAGTTGTTTGAATAATCCCATCAGTGTTTAAATCAAGGCTGATTGTTTTCATAGATAGATCAGCCAACTCAATACCCCTGGATCTCATCTTTTCGCTTAAATCGATATTGCCATTAAGCTCATGGATACGAGCAATCGCAAGATAAGCGTGAGCCTGTAGCAAATCATGTGAATTATGTATATCATCTTCATCAACATCCCTAGGCACAATTAAATCTCTAACATATAAAGCCAACTCATCAAGTGATGATGATATCTGCTCCTCAAAACCATTCGATCTTCTAGGTGCTAAATCTGCCACATGAGGGAAGATTGAGCATAGTTTATTATGATCTAAGCCAGTATCAAAAGGCCTTGGCACAACCTTCAAACTTCCCTTTTCAATTCGGTTGATTGTTTGAGTACCTTCACTTTGCACATACTCAATTGCATAAGCGATTGTCTGCTTAGACGCTGTGACATTGGATGATGAGCAAGTATAAAGCCAGCTGGCAAATTGAATTGTTGAATTGGCAGTAAAAGAAATGTCTCTAGGCAGTGGATCAGCTAGGATCAATTGATTGCCTACTATTCGTACAATCTTGATTGAAAAAAAAGTATCTGCATCAGTCAATAAGAATGCATCGCTTTGAAAAGGTTTTAAAGCTGTTGCAGATGCTGATAAAGTGATTGCTCTTCTATCTCTATCTAGATCAGTAGCTATTAAATCCGCTCTGCCTTGAGTCATAGCGCCGCCAACTGATCCACTTTCAAGATAGAATGCAATTGACGGAGTACCACTTAAGGGAGCTGGAGACTGCCAGATAAAATTATAATTTTTGCCTTGTTGTGCTTTTCTCATCCTCTTCCCTCCTCTGTGTTGTGGTCTGGAATTGTGCAATCGTGTATGATGTTGCTCAATTGCTCCAAGCCTACAAGATAGCAGATTTCACTTAATGGATGTGCTATTAAATTATGAATTGACCATCTGAATCGTTGAGGTAACAAAGCTAAAAATGTTTTCATATCATTATATCCTTAATTTCACTATCTGAAACCACCGTCAAATCATTGACCTTTAGAAATCCCTTGCTAACTGGAGCCCATGAGTGTCTGCAATTATAGCCACCGCCTGAAGTCAATGGAGGACCGCTTGAAGGTTGCCCATTATCAAGCTTGATAATTTGCTTTTTAGATAGCACTTTTCCAACAAGTTTGCGACAAAATGGTCTAGTGATACCGTCTTTAGGTCCTACATAAATGAAGTTTTCTAAGCCAGCTTCATCAGCATTTAAGGCATTGATAGACCTGCCAAATTCAGCGATCTTCGTTCTGGCTTGAGTTGTACCAATGCCAACTGACTTATCAAATGCAACTCTCATCTGATCAAGTGCCGGCTTAGAGCTCCCCACAATGACGGCAGTTGTTGCCATATTGCGAATTGCACTACTAAGCGAAGGCAAGATCTGAGCATCAAACACTTGTGATGAAGTCTGTTGAGCAATAGCTTGAATGATGTTGGGAGGTGCTGATCTAAACTCAGGATCAATCGCGATCGTAGCTTTATTGATCAATTCCACTATGCCCACTTGAGAACGCTCAAAATACATCAAAGCGTCTCCCATGCCACTTGAGATTAAAAAAGATTTAAGTTCATCAGGTGACATCGCAACAAGCATTTGCCCTTGACCTTGTTGCACCATTTCAGCAATTGCTCGATATAATCGATTTGTTGCTTTTTTCATCTCTTCCTCAAAAGTTTTAGCCGAATTGACTTCTTTTATAAGCACATCCAGCCTCATCTTTAAGAGGAGTCTCATTTGTGGATTGCGTTCATCAATCCATTGTCTCCTAAGATCTTCTATTGCCTGCGTATCTGCATCACCGGCTTCCGCTAAGTGAACCACACTATTGAAAATATTAAGGCAATGAGAACAATACATAGGAATTTAATCAAGCTTAAGCTAAGCAATCAGTGAGCAAAAAGCCGTAGTTTTGAGCGATAATCTTATCTTGATGTGTGTGCTCCATCCAAACGGTTCTCTTGGTCATAGCAAGATCATCATAAGCACCAGAAGAATAGCCTTCATAAACAAAATTGAGAGCGGCCACTGGCATGACCTTGACGCCGTTCTTATTTGCAATAGCGTCAGATCCCTTCATAATACCCATGAAAACGCTGTCATCTGTCCATATTTGAGCCTCAGAAGATGTTAGGCCAGCGTTTGCTGTTTCTTTTCTAGCACTGCCAACATGTACATTTGGAATCCCTAAAACTTCTTTAAGAACGGAAATGACCATGTCATCTTTCATCAAGCGATTGCCGGCAGCAGTACCGGAAGGAGTAGCGCCAGCAGTGAAAAATCCACGTACTTCAGCATTGCGGGATAAAGCACGCAAAGCACCATACCCAAGTACTAAAGTATCAGGGAGGATGCCATGAGAATTTGCACGAATAACATCGATTAGAGCATGAAGATCAGTTAAAGGTTCTGCGCCAGCTTGATTCCATTGTGTACCATTTGAGCCACTTGCAAGACTTGCTAAAGCAGAAGTATAACTCCCCCAATTGCCAGCGCCAAACAAGAGATTAGCTAAACGAGTTTCACGATTGAGCAACATTGATCTTTGTACCTTACGGAAAGATCTTTGTTCTTCGTTGCCTGGATATTGTGAATACTTGATATCTTCAAGTGCAATCTCATCAGAAAGAGAATAAATCTTAGCTGAGAAGGTTGTGCTTGAACGGTCAAAGTTGCCAATTCTTTGGCGGTCTGCACCTGGTGCACGTTGAGCGTCAACATCTGGAGATCCCATGAAGTTGCGTGTTTCTTCAATTAAAAGAGTGCCAGTTGGACCAATTGCTTTGACATCAACATTTTCAATCACTTGATCGGCGATCAGTTGGCCATCGCTAGGAATTGCTTCAATTGCGAGATTGCGAAGAATTTCATTTACTGGATGAAGATTGCTATAAGATGGATTTGCCATTTAATTAGACTCCTAAAGATACATTTACAAGGATTTCGATTTCTTCATTTGCACTGGCTGCGGTGTTTGCAACGTTTGGCAAGAAGCGGCCTGCAATAATTTGTGTGCTACCGGCTGAACCGTCATAAGCATAAACTTTGCCAGCAGTGCCAGGCATCACAAAAAAATCAGTGCCTGCGGTGATTGTACCACCAGCAACAACACGAGACACGCCGCTGACACATACATTGATAGCATCACCACTTGCGCCAGAGAGTTGAGCAACACCGACGGGGATGTCAGTTGCTGCGGTACATGGTGTAACTTTGCCAGCGTTATCAAGTTTGACAAGAGTCAAAGCGGTGATAGATGCAGCTGCGATGAAGGTTTTATAGATAGCATGATTGTTTAAGCTCATGATTATTATCCTTTGAAATGTTTGATATATGCATCAGGTTGTTCGTTTTTCATGACATTTAAGGCTTCTGAGAAAGTGATGCCTTTTGTCTTTTTGATTTCATTGACTTGATCAATAAAGCTGATTTCTTGAGCGGTGCTAGCATGTCCCTTTTCAGAGAGATTGATCGCTTGATTTGCTTTACGCTCACTGAATGACTGCCAAATAGCTGGGAATTTATCCTTGATATCATAGGCTGATTCAACGGCTGAAATTTCACTAGGTGCAATCTTGCCAGTGTTGAGTAATCCATCGATAACAAGTTTTCTTTCAGCTTGATGTTTTTCAGCTTTCAAAGATTTTACTTGCTCAGACAAAGCAGTGACTTGAGCGTTCAATTCGTTCATCAATTTAGCTTGAGCCTTTTCAGATAAAGCAGCGGCCTCAGCCATTGCCATCTTTTTTTTATCAAGATTTTCGCCTTCAAGCTCAATCTCAACTTCTTGACCGTCTGCCATACTGCCATCTTCTGGCGCTGACAATTGATCATTTTCAGATTTTAAGCCTTCGATTTGCGCTTCTAGTTGCTTGACAAGTTGATCTTTTTCTAGCACTAAGGCCACCAATTGATCGGCTGTCATAGCCTTTAATTCTTCTGGATTCATTATGTTCTCCATGAGTAAAACACGACTGATTTTATTTTTTGATTGTGCTGGTCTAGCGGTCAAAGT